GTTATATATCTGTTCCATTTGCGATCATAAGTATATGCCATATCTCCAAACTCAATGAGTGGGTTATATACAAGTTCTCCCGACATGTTACGGAATTTAGCTCCAATTATGGAATCGCCAATTTGAGCAGCTACCGTGTCCAAGTCCGAATCCGCAACAAGGTCGTTCTCCAATTTAAGAACATATCCTGTGCTTCCGTACATGGCTTCATTTTCTCTATTTTTTAGCTTGATTCCAGTAATCACAATATCATCACTAGAAACGGTTGGACTTGTAAAAAAGTCTTTGAGCTTTTCGGATGTGTCAGCTGCTGATTCGATCAGTGTCAAGAATCCATCACTATCAATTGTCCAGTTCCCTGTCGGACTGATAAAACTTTCTGAGTCAATACTTGCGCCGCCTTTAAATGTTACATTTCCATCAGCGTCCACTACTGCGTTGTAATCTTCTTGTACATTGGAAAAATCCCATCTGATAAATCGCAAGTATCCTCTGCTGTCCAGGCGAGCGTTCGCAGTCTCAAGCATTGCTGCCCATCCGAACAACTGACGAAACGTCATGTTTTCCGGAATCTCTGACACGATCAGATTTCCATGAGCCATGGAGACTTCTGACGGAATACCAAGAGTCTCACACGCATCTCTAACAAGAGTCTCTATTGACTGTGGCAGAACCAGATGAGATATATAAGTTGCGTTCGTTTTATACATATCGTCCAAAGCGGTAAAACTAAGGATTTCGCCATATTGTTCTGGTGTCGTAATTGTATAAATACCTTTATCAATGGTTTCGACTCTGTCTTCTGTCGCTGCTTTTGTTGCCAGAATCGCACCGCCACTCTGGTCAAGAATTGGGTCATAGTTTTCATCCAGCAATTTATCTGTTGCAGTCAGACTTGCTACGGAGGTCTGCATTTTAAGATACGCATGAACTTTTGCCATGTAGAAATTATAGTTTTTCCACTGATCAGAAGTGTTGTCCAACTCCAATGTCATGGATTTACAAACAACGCAGCCAATCGGAAAGCTGCTACTTTCTGCACAATCAGAAAATGAGTTGTTGCTGCTCATAATCTCGTTCTGTACGGTTTTGGTTCTCCCATCAGGAAAGGTGATATCCACCACCTCCCAGACAGGTTCGCCATCTGCTAATTTCTGCTTAAATGTATCAGATACATTAATCAAGTGGATTCACCCCCTGCATGTTAAAAGATATTTTTGATACAAATTTTAAGTCTTGCGAAATTTCTCCAATAGTTAGGCTTGCTTTTCCGACATAAAACGGGTCAGTTCTCCATGCCATGTGGTAAAGCGACCAATGGTACAAATTGAAAGTTTTTCCTTTTGCGATAATTTTGAGAATTTTGTTTGCTTCTACAACTGGAACGTTTGATGCTTCATAGCTATATTGTTCAACTGTAAATAGTGGAGTCAGTAATGCTTTTCCAAACTGCGTACGGTTACTACCTTCTGAATAAGTTGTTTCAAGGTTGTAACCCATATCTTTGTCCGGCTGATAGATGGAAGCCCCATTCATTTTGTATCGTTCCGTTATGTTTTTTGGAATAGTTGCCACGCTTCCACCTCCTATGCCAGTTCAAACGGGTTTCTGCCGCTTGCATCACGTCTTAACTTTGCTTCTTCGATAATTTCATCAAATACTGTTCTTCGGTTAATCTGAGCAGTAAAATGATAATCTCCACCGGAATTGCTTCCGGATTCTTCGCGAACAATCTTTCTGAGCAGCGCTTCTGGTGTTTCAATGTTATTGCCCTGTTTCTGGTCGCCCAGGACAGCCAGAAATTCGCTTCTTGGTGGAATAACTGCACCTTTTGCCAGATATGGAATAGTCGGTACTCTTGGAAAGCTTGCGCTAAATCCGATCGTCTTAGAGCCGAATGGTGTAGGCACTTCCCACGGACCAAATGACATTGCAGATTCAATTCCACTGATCGCGCCGTTCACCGTACCGATTGCGCCATTTACGATACCGATAACTTTATTGAATATCTCTTTAACTTTGTTTTTAATACCCTCGAACGTATCAATAACCTTGTCTCTTGCACTTTTGAATTTATCAACGATTCCATCAACTATCCTCTTTACAACTTCTTTTATAGTGGACCATATAGCGCTCCACTTTTCTTTTGCACTTGATTTGATACCATTCCAAATAGAAACAATCTTTTCTGCCAAATCACTAAGTTTGGATTTTATTCCATCGACGAAAGCTATGGTTTTGTCTTTAATCCAACTCCATACCGCACCTGCAACTTCTTTTATTTTGTCCCAGTTTTTGTACAGCAATACACCAATCGCAATGCAAGCTGTTACTGCTGCTATAAAAATTCCGCCCGGTCCGACAGCTGTCGCAATGGCTTTGATTCCACCAATAATGCCGCCAGAGCCGGTCATGAGTGCAATAAGACCCTTAATGAAACTTGCTACTGTCGTTATACTTCCTGCGATTCTCGAAGCTAAGCCTGCAATCTTCGCTGCCGCAAATGCTCCGATCAGAGCTGCGCCGAATGCCTCAATAATTGACTGATGGTCTGCGAAAAATCTTGCCAAATCAGACACTAGGTTGATCACTATTGGAATTCCCGTTTCAATCAGCCATTTCAGCATTGGAAGAACAATATTGTTATAAATCCATTCAAGAACATTTCCGATAGATTCCAGAATTGGCGCAAACGTACTTGTCAGATTACTGATAGATTCCAACAGCGGATAGAAGTCCAGATTTGCCGCCCACTTTGCTGTATCCTCTGCAATTTTCTCAACAAACTGCATGACTACCACAAGGGCATCTGCTATGTTCTGAATAATCTGCGTACCGACATTGTTCTTGTTCCACGCATCGGCAAAACCGGATGCAATGTTTCCTATTGTTATAAGGACATTCTGAGCAATCTGAAGCATGGTCGTAAGCATCGTTGTACCTGTGCCGTTTGTCCAGACCTCTACAAGGCTTTTACCTACACTCTTAGCAAGTTTTGCAATTCCCGACAAAGCAATGTTTGCCGCGTTGATGGTATTCTTACCCTCTTTTTCCCATGCGTCCTGAAATGGCTTCCAGAGCTTTTTGAGAAGGTCAGCAAGTTTCTTTGCGGAATCACTAATCTTGTCAAGCGCGGTTTCACCCTCTGCGAGATTACCGTAGTCCACATTTCCTACTGAACTCGGAATGCCGCTGTTACCTGCTCCGCCGCTTCCACCAGATGAAGATGGTGTGGAAGATGAATTACTGCCAGTAGATGTGGCTTTGTGAACTTCATCAAGTGATGAAAGATAGTTTTTTGTTTCTTTATTCGCTTTTTTTGTTGCTTTTGCATTGTTGTTCGTTGCATCTGCCAGTTTCTCTGCATTGTCTGCCGCCTGTCCATACTGATCTGCTGTATCTGCGATTGCGTCCGTTCCGGCAAGACCTGCTCCGCTTCCACTTGTCTGACCGGATGATTTCTTGCCAGTAATAAGCTCTGTGAAGCTTTTGAATGCATTTGCCAGAGTTGCCAGTTTGCCAAGCAGAACATTAATTACTTTCAAAACAGGTGTGAAAATATTAATCAATCCCTGTCCAACTGTTGCCTTAAGAGATTGCAACTGTAGCTGCATTACTCGCACTTGGTTCGCCCAGCTGTCAGAAGTACGAATAAAGTCACCAGATGCGGCTGATAACTGTTCCTGTACAAAAGCAAAACGGAGAGCAACTTTCTCCTGTTCGGTCATGGCGGATGTGGTTTTTCCGTAGCCATTTGCCAGCGCGTACTGGTCAAGTGCTGACTGAGTCATTACCACGCCAAGATCCTTGAGCGTTTCTGTTTCACCTGTAAACACTGATTTCAGCTTGATATAAGCCAAGTCCTGACTGATGTTATAGAACGATGCCACGTCACCAGTCAGCTGCGTCAGAGCTGTTGACATGTCGTAAGCCTGGGCTTCGGAGAAGCCGAACGACTTAGACATTGCTCCGAACGTACCGACATACCTTTTTGCCATTGTTTCAGATAATCCGGCTGAGGTCATGGCGTTCTTTGCAAATTCATTGACCTTGTCGGACATGGTGGTAAATGTAACATCGACCACGTTCTGAACTTCTGCGAGGTCGGAACCAAGTTCCACGCACTCTTTGCCGAACTGTACCAGTTTGCCAACTGCAAACGCTCCACCAATCAGCAGACCGATTTTTTTTACAGCACTTCCAAGGCCGTTAAATGACTGTTTTATAGCTGATACGCCATTCTGGACACCGGTTGTATCCATTCTGGTATCAATAATGACTGAGCCATCAGCAGCCATGTGTCCACCTCCTAACTATTTGAGGTTCAACATCTCATTCAGCGCATCTTTATACGCTTGCTCCTCGTCGCTGAGACGTGTTTTTATATTAATAATGCTCTTATTTTCCTGATAGAATTTCTTTTCCCATTTATCCAGACGTTCGCCTCTTGCCTTTTTTGACCGGATTCCAACAACTGTATTGAACAGGCACTCACCAGACTCCATAAAATATCCAAAAAACGTCCACCAATGCATATAAGGCACTGCTCTGATTTCTTTACCAGCAACCTTGTTCACCGCCGGAACGATCATGTCTCCGTCCTGTTCCCAGTCCATCAAACGGGGTTTTGGGTGGTTCGGGTTATCGTCAGATTGTCCGCAGTCGATGAACTCCGATGCTTTCTGACAAGCTTCGTCCAAGCACTCGACCGGTATACTTTGCCAGTCCTCAAACAGAATCTGTAACATAACAACTGCTTTTGCCTGTTCGTCCAGTTCTGGGTCATTCATGGCGACCAGAATATCAATAATTACTCGGAAATCCGTTCTGATAGAAAAATCCACCCCACTGATATTTAGTGAGGTGGGTAACTCATAGGCGGTCATTTTGTATATTTCTCCACGTACTTATTGACTGCCGTCTGCATTTTCTTTTTTCTCTTTTCGATTTCCGGTGCGATTGCTTCTGCGATCTTGTCAAGTACGATGTAGGCGAATACCTGACCATTGCCGAATACAGTAGTCGCTGTGATCGGCTCCTTGAACAGGTCTTTTGATGCTTCATATCCGAGCAGATAGTTGATTTTGTCTTCGATCTGTTTATTGAGTTCCGCCATCTCTTTACCAGAAGTGACTTTCTGGATAGAATCTTTGAGCTGCTCAAAATATTCTGTCAGTTCCTCTGCACGTGCTGCTACATTGATGTCCGTCGGGTTCAGCTTAAAAGAAGAAAAGACTTCGTCTTCATTATTTGTGAATGTAAAAATGAGAATTCCATCATCAATTTTGGTGTTAATTACTTTTGCCATTTAGCATATCCTCCTTGTGTATGTGCTTATTTACTGTCAGCTGTGAATGTACCGGAACTGATATCAAATTTTCCTTTTACACGTTCGCCAACATAGTTGACAGTAAATGGAATCTGATAGCCAGATGTGTCACCGCCGTAGGAAGTCGGCACAACGTAGCAATCCTGCTGATATGCTTCATATTTGCCTGCTGTAGCTTCTGTCCAGAGATGAACCTCAACTGCTTTTGTTTTGAGGTTGTCGTCTTTGAGACGTCCATCTACAATCTTCTGTAACGCTGTGAACAGATCAGAAGTAGTGTCTGCATAGAACGGATCAGCGTCAGAAGAAACTTCATAGCCGTTATGCTTGAATGTGGATTCTCCGAGAATGTTTTTAGATGTTTCGGTATCTGGATTGAGTTCTACGTTATACTCTTCCAGATCTTTTCCAAGACGCTCATATTTCGGTGTCAGTCCCCCACAGAGGGAGCCTGCATCAATGTAATGAGCCATATATTTACGGTCAATCTTGCCTGTAACTGCCATAGAAATGTCCTTTCTGCCTATAACTTTTAAAAGGCTGTGTAGGTTAGCGACCATCTCCGATTGATAGCCGGTTGTTACTTGTTATATTACTTCATAAGTGTTTTCGTAGCGTACCGATAATGGCAATAACCAGTCCTGTACGCCACTCTCCTGCGGTTCTAAACCATAGGAGTTATCACGGGTGATACGTTTTATCACTCGCCCCTGTGAAAGCTCTGGAAAAGCATTTAAGCGCGTCTCAGAGCCGTTTATAATAACTGGTTCTCGGCATATCCATTTACCGAGATTATCCAGGAACTTCTGAACAGATAACTTCTGCCGTTCCTTGTCGGATGCTGTTCGGTACACTACATAAAATGGGTACTGACAAATTTGGTGCATTACTCCACAAACATCTTCTTTTTCCGAATAAATCAAGGCCCCGTTGTCCGCTGAGAACGCAATTCCGGATTCTTTGCCGAGTTCCTCGAATTTGATTGTTTCATTTTCGTATAGTCCCGGATACTGGTTCAGAAGTGCTTTCATGGCATCTGTCAGAATCTCATATCCGGTCGCATCTTTACCAATAGGTTTATCCGCCATGTCTGCCACCTCCTGCCTGTGCTTTTACTTTGCGAATCCATGTACTGCCATATTGCCGTTTAGCGGCATCAAACCACTTTGCCTGTGCCCGTGGGTGAGCCTGTTTGGTGTATTCAAGATTTTCCTTTGCGGCTGTCCGACCAGAAAACTGACTAACGAGAACTTTCTTTGCTCCACGTCTCGCGTAGGGACTTCCGGTCAATTCATCAACCATTCCTTTTCCTTCGTACAGGAAACGCCCATAAGGGGCCACCGCCGCGCATACTTTCCCAGTTCCTTGCAAGGATGTACTCTCAACTCTCGTTCGATTAATGAAGTCCCCTGTAATCATCGGCATAAACGGCACCATACTGTCCATAACCATTCCATCAAGGAGATACTGGGCTTCTTGGTACTGTCTGGAGAATCTATCCATATTCAACTTGATTTTCATATCTCCATCGACTACGGAGAATCCTTTAAAATGATGAATCTTACTCATATTACTTACCCAGAATCTCAAAATGTGGAATCAGTGTATACGGACCGCCTACACTGGTAATCTTGAATACGTTATCCTTGTTCTCGTTCATGTACTGATAGAATCCGCTCCGATAATCACCATCAGTTACCGTCCCACCAGTCCACTCGCCCTCCCAGAAGAACGATTCATCTGAGAATGTGATAGTATCCTCTAGAGCGTTGTTGATCTGCTGTTTCCACTCTTTAGGCGGCACCCATGGGAGAATCTTACCGTTTTTATCAGCAATTGTTATATCACCGTTCTGGACACTATAACGGATGTGTAATTGCGCGTTGTCAGTTGCGTCTGGTCCGTACTTTTTGAGGATTGCTCCCTTGTCTGTAATGAGGTCAACGCCGGATAAAACATGAGGATACCAGTACACATCTCCTGTTGTGGCACTTTCATAATAGTTGAAAAGTGTAATTTTAGATGAATACATGATACCCTCTCCTTAATTATTCTTTCTGCACTGTCTGCTTAATAACCTGATTCACACCAGTAGCCGACAATCCATTAAACATACCGACCGCAACTGCCGTTATATAGTCCGATGCCGGGAAATCCGGGATAACTCCCATTCCGACCGCTCCGAGAATGCCACCAATAACCGCCATGATTACTGGAATCCATTCATCAGAGATTCTTTTTGATGCTTTGCAGCCCATTCCTGCGATATAGCAAATCATAACGATTGCAATACATGAGCCAAGTGTTGAAATGTCCATATGATCACACTCCTTTATAAAACGGGTTTGCATTTGTCAGACCATTCTTTTTCTGGGTAATGGCTAACAAATCTGTTACACTCATCCTGACCTTTTATATGCGTAAAGAAATATTTCCCACATTCCGTACATTTTCTTTGGATTTCTAAAAATCTTATATCATTGCCATTTGGTCCGTGCGTCCAGTGCCAGCAGATCACTTCGCTGTTCTTATGTTTGCAAAGTATTTTTCTTAAAAATCCTTTCATACTCACACCCCCGCATATAATATCGGCATTCCATCATCCGTTCTTACTCCCATTAGAAGCGGTAAAGCTGTCTTTAAGAGTAAGTCGTTTGTTTTCTGCACATCTCCGGCGGTGGAATATACCGCACTCCACTCTTTTGCGCTTGCCCCAATCTGCTGAGGTGTCGCATAAGAAATAGATTCACTGCCAGAAGATACAGATGTTACAATGCCTGTCGTGCTACCACCGGACCCGATTGCGGTTGACGCACCACTCACAGCGGCATTGGTAGCATTCTTTTCAGCAAGCTCAATCTGATACATTAATTCAGTCAATGAACAGACCGCCTTTTTGATGCGCTTCTGTGAACGCTTATCAGCTGGCAGTCCGTCCACCAAATTATCAAATGTCAATGTATCAATAAAATCGCTGGCTCTGGCTGCCAGACGATCAAAGTCAGCTTCTGGCACGACATTGCCATAATAGGATTCTGTGTAAAAATCATAATCTGCATAAGCCATGCCAGTTACCTCCTAGTCGATCATCGTTTTGCTGTTACAGTTGCGTGTCCGGCACTCAGTGCTTTATAGGTACTGTCGCACTCAACCACTGTGATTACCTGCCCTGTTGCTGCGGTAATGTCAGCTTCTCCATCCCACGCAGTCCAGTTCTTCACATTCTGTCCGTAGTCTACGGAAGTCTCAGATGATGCAACTTTGTACTTATACACATTTCCTGCGCTTACTTTTGCCGGAGTAACAGTCACTTTTGTATCTCCGCTTTTACTTCCTTCCACAGAGTTTACAGTCAGAGTTCCAAGTGTCTGAGTTGCGTTGATAGTTCCGACAGCAACAGCGTCAATATATTCTGCAAAGAGGGTAAGTCCCATGATTGCGAATGATTCAGACACTGCTGTGTGGTAATTGCCCTGTGTATGGAATCCGATCAGATTTGTTTCACCGGATACAGTATATACAAGACCCGCTCTTGCAAAATCAGATTCGTTCGGGTCAACATAGTACAGAACGATATTTTCAACAGGTGTAGCGATTACTGTTCCTCTCGGAATTTCACTGTCAGATAACAGGAAAATTGTATTGAATCCCAGGAAGTCTTTCACATACTGGAAGCCGAACTGGTTCTGAATAGAAATCTCAGCTGCTCCGATATACTCGTACACGTCCAAAATATTTACAAACCCAACAACGCCAGTTACATTTCTGTGCATTTGTTTGAATTTGTTTTCTACACGACCTTTAGCCATTGCCAGAGCCATCTGGAAAGTGGTTTCCGTGAATGAGAGAGTACCTGTTTTCAGATAGTTGTAAAATCTTTCAGTAACATTGGTCTGAAGCTGGAAGAGGAATTCATCATCGGTCATCTGAACAGCGTTCTCGTAACCGTGATCTTTGATTGCTTCGATAGATACAGCCTTTGCGTATTTCTCGATAGTCATTTCTGCATAAGGCTTTTCCTTTACAGTGAATTTGCTGTAAGGGATTTCTTCACCCTCTTTAACATTTCCATCCTGCAATGTGCCTTCTGCGTATTTTGATTTAAGAACCGCTCCGGGTGTCTTTTTGATTGGACGCATGATACCAAGAATCTCGCGCAAGTGTTCCCAGTTTCTTTCGAATCTGGTAACAAAGTCAATCTCACGTGCCTTTACCTGAATATCATTTGTCATAATAAGATTAGCTTTTGCTGCCATAAAAAAAATCCTTTCTACCCATAATTGTTAAGGTATTGGGTTAGCGGCTATACTCTGGTGTATAGTCGGTGTAAAAAATCACTGGAATAACTGGATGTTCTGAGCGATCGCCGCCTGTCTCTCAGACGGGTCTTTGATTGCTTCGATATCTTTCTTCGTCATGCTTCCCGGTGTCTGCTGATGTCCAACGTGAGTGGTAAATCTTGCCTGTTGCTGCTGAGCCTGCTGCTGAGATTCATCTACAAAAGCGGATGCGTCAGACTGCTTCATCTGTTCGATCAGATCGTTCAACCCAAGGATTTTGCCGTCTTTCAGCTTAAGACCTGCTTCTTTGATGTCTGCCATGACTGATTTCTTTGCCGCTTCGCTTGAAAATTTAACATCATCGAGTGCTGCTTTGAGTGCGTCTGAGAAATCACGGTCATAGATCTTTGCATTAAATTCTTTTTCTGCATCTGCCGCTTTCTGTTTCCAGGTCTCTAACTCACTTTTAACATTTGTCGGGTCAATACCGTCAAAGCCTTTTAAGGTTTCTTCTGCTGTTTCGGCACGTTCTTTCCAGTCATCACGTTCTCCCTCGACTTTTGACAGAGTTTTCGCTACTTCTTTTGCATTCTTATAATGCTCGGAGAGTGCCTTCTTTACGTCTGCCTGCTTGTCCTCTGGGATTTCAATTCCAAATGATTTAAGTGTGTCAATAAGTTTCTGCATATATATCCTCCTGGTCGTGTTTATTGACCTGCCGCCGCAGGTAAATGGATTAAGCCAGTTAGACCACTGGCAGGGTAACTGGAATAACAGGAATCGAACCTGTGACACTCTGATTAACAGTCAGATGCTCTACCAACTGAGCTATATCCCATTAACCCGGATTCCCGGGTTAGCAAGGTATTTTACGTGCTATGCCTAAACACGGGACGTTCGGGCTACGTCAACACCGCCTATACGGTCGCACACCTCTGCGCGGGTTGGATTTCACTGTTCAGTTATATGTGCTAACGAGGAGGTATGCCGTCATGCACTAACGGCAATGGCGCGTGTCGGAAATTGCGTCCGCTTTTCAACCTCATGCTTCTTGTGTTGGATAAACACTGCATTTTCTATTAAGGACACGCACCCAAGAAAGGAGGAAAGCAATAAAAATGTCTATGTCAAGCATTTCTGCTTACAAATCTTCCCTACGAATATATTGTATCACAGAACCTTCAAAAAGTTGTGGTACATGTTTTAGCCAATTAGAGCATATCCCTGAGCTTTTCCACGTATCTTTTAACAAGATCACGTTCCTCCCGGCACTCCGCATCCTTGGACATATCGCTCATTTCTGTTGTGAGTTCGTCCAGATGTTCTTCCAGAGCGGCAAGCATCTTTCTCTTGCAGTCCTCGGATTTGCCGGAACGATAGCTCTGTTTCTGCGTCATATAGTCGTCATAAGCATCTCGTCCGTCAGAACGGCTGTAATGTCCTCTGACATAATGCTCACCACGTCTGGCATAAGAACTACCTCTGTCGTAATCCGGCATCATTCTGCCATCATTTGCGCTGTATCTCCCCATGCTGTCGCGCTTTCTTCCACGTTCGCTGTAATCGTCATTGTAGCCACCACGCATCTCATCAAGGACAGTATTGTAATATTCCACTTTCTTGTCCCAGTACTGCGTATTCTTGATATCTTTATACATATCAATCAGTTTGTATGTCATTTCCAGATTTCCAGTGGTCAGCCCACTGTCAGCAATTTTGGACAGTTCGTCTTCAATTCTTGCACATAAGTCTTTAATGTCTCTCATAATCACACCTCCTATGCTTCTCTGGTCACAACAATGTTTGCGTTCGCAACAGAAACAGCCTGATCGCTTGTATTCTCTACTGCGATATTAACGCAACATCCGCGAGGTACATCAATATAGATTCCAGAGGACACATTGTTGTACTGGTCTACTGCTGCCGGTGTGGAAATCATCTGAGAAGAAAGAACCGGCTCACCAGATATTGCAATAGCCAGAGAGATAGCCCCGACAGTACCACCTGTTGGAATTGCAATATTACCAGAGAAGTCCACGAAAAATCTAGCCTTGCACTGGTTAGTAAGTCCTCTCAGCGTAATGATTCCACTTTCCTCCCTGTGTTGAATGCAGTTAGAACCTTTGACTGCTGTGTTTGAAAATACTACGTTTCCATTTGCTGCTACAGTCTGAGCAGCTACATTTGTAAATTCTGCCATAAAAATACTCCTTTCATATCACAAAAGGACAGGTCTCAGCCTGCCCTCTGTGTAATACGGCATAAGCCGACATCCGAATCAATCGAAAGATACTCTCGATATGAAGTTATCAGCAATTACATCCAGTGTTGCATCCGCATCCGTAAAATGTGTTCGGATTAGGAACCTGATATGCCGGAATCGGTGCCGGATTAATCGCATTAATGAGCTGCTGTGTCTGTGAAGCCATTGCAGTTGTGAGAAGTGCACTCTGGCGGTCCTGAGAAGCAGCACGTCTGAGATCATTGTTTTCAGCCTGAAGAGAAGAAATCTTTTCATTGCAAAGATAATCAAGAATTGCTCTTGTCCCAGCGTTCTGGCTGTCAATGATATCTCTTGTGTTGCTGTTCATGGTGTTCTGTAATGCACAGGTGTTCTGCGCCATATTGTAGTTTACGCCCTGAATTGCTTCTCTGGTTTCGCAGCAACAGTTCGCAAGCTGTGCCTGGAGTGCATTGGTATTCTGCATATTTGCTACAGTGTCAGCGTTAATAGCCTGCTGAATGCCGAAACCAGTCTGCATGATGTTTGTGTTGATTCCGTTGAATCCGGTAAGCATACCATTGTTCATTGAATAGAATCCGTCACAGAGACCGTTATTGATTCCGTCAAGTTTGCTAATCACAGCGGAATTGTCAAATCCTCTCTGGATGTCTGCCTGAGTAGCTGCTGTGGCTGCATATCCACCGCCGTTGCCATTATTGCCCCAGCCGTTGTTTCCCCATCCGCAGAAAGCAAAAATGAATAAAACAATAATCCACCAGCTGCCATCTGCTGAACCTGATTAAGCTGTTGCTGTGAAATCCTTCCAGACTGTAGCATTTTCTCAACTTCTGCTTTCGGATCTCCTTTAAAATTCTGCTTAAACTGCATAAACTGCTGTATCATCTGCATTGGTCCGTTTCCCTGCGGCATCCCACCGCCAAGTGCATTAAATAATGGATTACTCATCTGTGTTTCCTCCCTTGATTGCTGACTCCTGTATGGTATTAGCCCTAACAGGTTCAGAAAATGAATTTAATCGGTTTATAATAGCTTCGTATTTGCCCTTTAAATCGTCATATTCCTGTCTGGTGACATACTTACTGTCCATGTTCTGAACAGGCTGTTTAGGCGGCATCTGAGATCCCACCTCGTGGTATTCAAATGTTCGCAGTGGCTGCGGCATGCCAGAAACATCTGTGGATTTTATGTAGAACTTTTCACTCTCTGAATCCATCAGCAAAACACTTGTCCCGGGTGCTACCAGATAGGATTTTGCGCCGACTTCGCCGGATACCCACAGGATACCGCTATTATTCTGCTGTGGTTGCTGTACTGGTTGAGCTGGAATCTGGACAGGCTGTTGCTGGAACTGGTTCATCTGCCCCGGAACGCCAAAACTATATTGATAAGGATTGTTATATAGTGCCATCTTATACACCACCTTTCTGATTATATTTTTACATAGATATATCAATCTAAAAAGTTCGAAAAAGTGTCAAAAAAGTATTGACTTATCACGCATTGCGTGGTATTATAATATCAGAAAGAGGGAACGGAAATCATTCAGGAGGTAAGCATTATGAAGTACGATAAAAGAAACATCATGAGAAACGCATGGAATATTAAGAGAACAGCTAACGTGACAATGAGCGTTGCATTGAAAGCTGCATGGTCCATTGAAAAAGCCATGGTGGAAGCTGAAGAAATCGGGAAAGCTTCTGGATGGAATTACAAGGTATTCGCAAACGACTGGGCTAAATATGGTAAAAACCGTACATATATCGAAACAAGGATTTATACAAACGCTTGGAACTGTAAGAAAGAAATCAAGCTTGGGTATGTAGATAACCTTAGTGGAGTGTATGTTGCAGCATAAAAAAATAAAAGGAGAAAGAAAGAAATGAAAAAATTTACTCATTATGGCGTAGAAGTAATACATCAGTACATTGAACTGGAATTTCAGTTTGAAGACGCTCTTACGGAAAAAGGAATAGAATACATCTATCTTCCAATCAATCCAAATAACGACATCCGTAATAATGTGGTCAAGTACTTTATCGACGGGGATGCCAAATATGCTCTATTAATTGGCAACCATTGCATCATTACAACAGCAGTGCCAGAGGATGGCAATTGGTACAATCTCTATCTTGACGTTATAGATCAAATCAGCGGAGAGGATCCGCAAAAAATGAAATCGAAAGCTCGCATGATTATTGAAAAGGCGGAAAAATGGGCAAAGGAAGAGTTGATTGATAAAAATGATATCACGTCATTTTTAAAAACTCCTATTGTACATGATATCGGGATCAAATGCATAGCACTGGGATATGAGCCTGAAAGACTTTTAAAAATGCCACATGAAGATATTGCTAATGAATACTTGGAAGAATTAATAAAAGAAACGTATAGGAGATAAATATTATGAAGTAATTGAAGATATCGTGAGATATCGCGTTTTATAAAAGGGAGGAATATAACATGAAAATTAAAATTTATTGCAATTATGATGTTTTATCTGCCGAAAAAAGGAACGTATATACATACGGAGCGCCGCACAGCACAGCAACGTGTTGGGATGAAATGACAGTAGAAATTCCAGAAGGCTGGGAAACATTTGAAAATGCTATGGGGAATTTAATAGTAACGGCTCCCTGGGGATGGAACTATGAAATAAATGAAGTCCTTTCGGGTGATAAAAATCCTTGTTTTTATGCTCTGGATAACAATATGAGCGGCCACAGACAGTATTTAAAAGTTTTAGACTAAGGAGAACGCAATGACAATAAAAGAATTAAGATCACTTACCGGATTAAGTCAAAAGGCTTTTTCTGATAAGTACGAGATACCCAAGAGAACCATAGAAGACTGGGAGGCAGAAAGAAGAACTCCGCCAGAATATGTGATAAAACTACTTGAAAGGGTTGTAAAAGAAGATTTTTGTTAAAAAAATGGGAGAGGGTAAAAATATCCTCTCCTTACTTTTTTTAGCATACTTTAATTATTTTATTGTTTACCCGGCGGCTCAATCGTTTCGCCGTGGATATACTCACATTCATCTGTTCAGCACAGTACTCAAGAGTGCGTTCCTGGCATCTCAGCCGGAACAATTTTTCTTCGTCCGGCGTGAAATTACACTCTATCAAGAACCTGTCTATATCTTTCTTAGTGAACACATATAATTTCATGAGCATACCCCTTATTAATGCAATTAACGCTGATTCTGTGCAAGATACTCCGTGAGTTTCTGTTTTGTTTTTTTTAACTCCTCGACATTGTTCCCACTGATTTGGCTATCCAGCATAGTCGATAACACTTCCAGGATTAATGAGTCACGTTCTGCAATTCTCTGAAGACTTTCATAATCTCGCTTGTCATGTTCTTCCAGTGTCTCTACTCGCTTATTAAGTCTGAACGCCGGTGTAATCCACTTAAAGATTACGGCTGCCGCCCCTCCGACAATGGACACCCCTCCACAGATAGAGAGGAAAATCTGTACAAATTCTGATATGCTCATTTAGCTACTCCTTTTCCCAGTAATATACTGGAATCTCGTTGCCGGAATCCCATGTATCGAAATATTTGCCCTCTTGTACCGTCACCACATGACCATCTATGCAGAGAATATATGTACCTGTTGGATGATCTGTGCAAAAATCATTGACTGTATAGATATATCGCTCTGATTGTTCTATCAGTTTGCGTCTGTATCCATGCTTATAGAGGTACGCTCCCCAGACATAATTTGCGCTCGGCATATCTGATAGAACACACGCCTGTATCATTAATCCGGCAAATACCGTTTCCCAGTCAAAACCGGTTGCCTTGCATATTGCCCGGACAACGCAGTCTCCTGTTCTCTTATCCTTAACGGGATTCGGATTATAATATTCCCATCTATCATCCATCAGTCAATCCCCTTTGCTGCCTTATATCGTTTTGCTGCTCCTCTGGCTTTTGCGGCGTTCTGACGGTTCCACTTCGCTATCATGAGCCGGTCTTGCAGTTCTCTCAGGTCATTCCGCTTGCAGTAATCTTTGTATGCAGCATTTTGTTTCTGTAAAAGATAAGACTTCCGGTCAAGGTCTTGTTGTAATGCGAATTTCGCCTTTTCGTTCGGTGCATTGTTGACTCCTGCTTGCAGTCCAAGAACCTCTCTCTTCGTTTTGCGGATTCTTCGCTCATAAGTACGTTGCCGCTGTTCTTTTTCGTACTGTTTGCCTTTGTCGGCTTTATCCTGTGCTGATAGTTCTGCGTAGGGATTAAATTCTCCGTCACTTGCCCCAAAGCTATGCCGACAGTTGACCCCTGACAGTCCACTTGCCGTCCCATATCCAGTCAACGAGAACGGTGGAAATTTCTTACTCTTGCCAGAACGAGAGTATATCTTGCCTTGCCACCATGAGTGATTTCCCGGATTCTCACCGCCATCACCCATTCTGGCTCCTATGTGCGCACTGACCAAAACTAAATCCCAGTCCATTTCTTCCATGCGCTTTAGAGATATATCTCCCGTAGCCTGCGCCACACCGGTTCTGACAGAGCGTGCTACTGCTGTTTCAATCGTGTCTTTTCTGCCAGATGAATATGTGACGGTAACGCCATCACTCACAACGTTATTAACTGCTTCTTTAATGGCTTGCGTATACCCAACTGCTCCAGTCATCACATGATTATATGCAAGGTCGCATTGTTCGATATAGAGTCTCTGAGCGGCACTTGCAGTTGTTCTTGTGAAGTTCTTCCACTCGCCCATGGTTGCAAGCATGTTCCGTTCCATGAGCCTTATCATAGACGGAGACTGTTCAAGCGGTACAGGGCTTAACCCTGCCGCCTTGTATATCTTATCATCATAATCGAGAGCAGTGATTCCGGCATCTTCAAACGCTTCAAGAAGTTCCTGCTGTTCGCGTTTGGTGTATCTGGATAATTCTGCCAGAATGTCCTCTAGCAGTTCACCCGATTCTTGTAGCGTTCTGATTCTCCACGCATCGGCATTGGTCAGAATATAATCCTCACCTCTTCCGATTCTTGCCATCATTCGAGATACAATCTCAGATATAATATACTGGTGTAACTCCTCAGCAATCTGTTCACTGCCTTCTGTGATTCTGCGCAAGTACTCTGGACTAAGCATATATTATTCCTCATCGCCGAACAAAGTCGGTTCGTCTGGCTGCGCTTCTTTGACCATTGCTTTCGCATCTTCCTCGGTCATTCCTTCAAATTTTACGAAAAACAGCCATGCTGGAACCTTTCCCTGTACAACATACTGCCACCATCTTGCACGGTCTTCTTCTCTGTTGTAGGTTATGTCTCCGAAGTCGTATGTTGTTTCATAAACGCCCACCGGAGTTAGATCGTACAGGTCGGCAAAAACATTGAGTGCATAAATTACGCCATTCAGACAATCCTCCAGCTTATCCCGAACGTCCTTAATAAACTGAATTGTCCGGCGGTCGTCCGCTTCCACCTGCGTAGCCGTCACCATTCCAGTTTTCTCGTTAAACACAAAATAACCACTGCTAAATCCACATTTGTAGCTAAGCTGTGACAGTAGCGCATTGATTCCGGCCAACCGTGCATCCGTGTTGAGCTGTGGATTGATTTCCTGATAAAACTCTTTTTCGTCCTGTCCGAACACGTTCTTGACATAATGCGGCAATTTCATCTCGTTTCGCCTGTTCTCCATACCTCGTGGTGACATGGCTGAAACAGGTGTACCGCTTGGCATCAGTAGTCTATCATCTAACAGAGCAATCTTCTGAGAGTCTTTAATTTCCCCCGCGTTCCGACTATACGCAACATCAATGTCTCCCAGCTCCTCAATGCCTTCAGCAAAAACCGGCAAGCCCAGTGGTGTGCTAATATCCACGTTATTCGCCTGTGGTGTCCGTAGAATTCCATACAGAGGGCCGTCCAGCTTCTCACCGTTTGCCTTGAGAATCGGTGGTGTATCTGCCATGAGGTCAGCCCACTTGGTCTGTTTGAGGTCAATCTTATCTCCGATGCTCTGAGGGGATTTTGACACATAAGCTCTATTTGATACGTAGTACGGATAGGTTGTCACGCCATCCACAGTGGTCTCAACAAACCTGTGATATTCAAGCCGTGTGTAGTATTTCCGTCCAACAGTGTAAGAATCCTTGAATATAATCCCTTTGATTTCCTGATTGTCGTAATCTACAATCATCACATCTGCCGGAGTAAATACATCAAGGCTCTCACCGTTCGGCTTGATGAAAACCGTTCCATAGGCGCAACCGTACTCTACCCAGTGACGTATCTGAAAATATACCTTGTTAATCTGTTTCTGAAGCCATGTAGCCCTTGCGGAACCGCCGATCTGGATGCCGATTGCCAGCGTTGTGAGCCGTGCTGTCTCTGAGCAGACAGTTTTCGCGAAATTGATCGTCTTGATATTATCCTCATCATCCAGCCATTCCGGCGCACCCCTATAGATGTTCGCACACCGGTTAATCAGTGATTCCATCTCCGGGAATTCTGCCGCCTGGATATTAAAGTCCTCTTCGGCTTGTTTTTTGAAAAACATGTTAAACCACCTTTTTAGTGTTGTTATAAGTCCCATTTAGTCACCTGTCGCTATCTTCTTTCCACACATCGGACAATAATTAAGGTCAAACGGTCTGGAAGTAATGCTTCCTTTTCGGTCTTTCATGTACATGTACAACATGCATCCGTATATATATTTGTTCTTCTTGCGTTCTGGATTATCATAGTATTCTTTGTAAGAAGCTAAATTATCACAAAATTTACACATTATGCACTGTGCCCCCTTCTTCTCCACAACGATTCTGAGCCATACCGGACAGAATCTATCAAATGATTATCCTTGTCCGGATATCCACTGCAAATATTTCCATCTTTATCACGTTCGTATTCGTATTTCTTGAACTCTTTGCAAGCATTTGGCGTTCTTTTTGGGTCAAACACAAGCTTTCTTCTTTGCAGCCACTTCATAGAATACTCAATGCTTCCCGGTCCTTTGATTGCTCCTCTTGCTGGGAGTCCTGAATCTCTGTAATCATTGATTGATTTAGGCTCGGCAGAATCGCAAGTAATTTCGTAATCATCGTACTGTCTTCGCTTAATTTCATTCGCAGTCCATTCATTTGATTTTTTGTTTTCGTAAATCTCGTCAATAAAATAGATTGTTTCTCTGGCGGAATCATAATAGATTCTGGAAAAAGCATATTTATCCGGGTACCAGCCCCAGTCAACGCCCTGATAAATTCTGTCAAAGTGACTAATTTCTTCATCCGTGATAGTTCTTTCTTCGATGTATTCAAAGATATTTCCACCATTTCCGTTAGCATGGCCTAAATACTCATTGTCGTAAGCATCTGGATTTACTTCTTTTAGATGTTCGGCATCTGCAAGGAATACATCTCCAAGCCATTCCTGTTCGATTCCCAACTCAAGGTAAGTGCTATGCACAACCATTACATTTTCGTCTTTTTCTTCCGCTTCTGCCGTATACTCATTCGCCCAGTTATTCTTACTCCTAGGCGGGTTGAATGACTTGAATTTATATGCTTCATTACCACCACGAATAGCAGACTGTTGAATATTTCGGATTTCTTCTGGATTAGAAAACTGATCTAACTCCTCGAACCAGACAATACCGATATATCCAAACTCTGGCTTGATAGACTTAATCTTTAATGGATCGTCAGCACCACGAAAGTAAATCTTCTGTCCAGTAGGCTTATACGTAATCTCCATAGGAGATACCTTGCACACAAATTCCTCATTTAGATTTAATTTATCAATAGCCCATTTCATCTGAGCGTAAACAGAATCTTTGATAGTGTTTCCGACTTTTCGCAGAATCAGAGCGTGCATGTTCGGATTATTCTTCAGCAGTTCCGGTATAATCAGAGATATAGTTGAGGACTTCATGGAACCACGTCCACCAGGAAGAATGTATTCACTATGTTTCTTTGCTCGAATATCCCTAATCATTTTATGAAATACGTCCGGGACAATGTTCAGATCAATATGGTATTCACCTTGCAATCTAGCTTTTTCTTCTGCTTTCTGCTGTTCTTCTCTGGCTTCTTTTTTGGCAAGCGTCTTTTCCAGATCATTCATGGATTTCAGCTGATCGGAGAAATCCGGAGCAAATCCGAATGAATCAGTCAGCTCACCTCTTGCGATCATGGAGCGGCGCTGCTGAATTTCTGCCAGAGACATGATGTCAGTGCCTTTTTGTTTTTCGATGAGAGACTGTTTTTCAGCTATATAGGAAGAAATATTAAGTTTTCTTAAGTTCTGTGCTCCTATTACTTCTGCGTTTTTCTCGGCATATCCAGCTTTTCTCGCGGCATCAGATGCATTCCCGCCATTTTTTATATATTCATCTGCAAACGCTTTCTGCTTAGGCGTTAAGTCCATCTAATCACCTCTGTCTATCCTCATTTTCTGACCGTCTCCCATATTTCTTTTAGGCACATGACTACATCATACTGGGATGCAGTTCGTAGTATTTCATAATCACAGTCTTTCCACTCACCACGTTTTGTTGGTCTGAATACTGGCGTTGATATGATCGTTACTGTAATCAATCGTTCCTGCTCATGGCTGTAGAATTGTGACGTTCCAATTTTTATGATTAATCCGGTGGATAATATAGCTTTTTGGAGTTTTCTTGTAACTAATTTTAAGTTCGCCATATCATCACCTCATTTCTGGCTATAAAATCCCATAGTAACACTTCTGAGTATATTCTATCACAGGTCAGTGGAAAAGTTGTGGTACATGTTTGAGGAATTTTGTGCTAAAAAAGAGCCGGTAAATACCGACTCTCTAATTTTATTCGTTGCTTTGTAATTTTCTGATTACCTCGCCCTGATCTCCCGGGCATCCCATGAAGCATTCCGGGCAATGCTCGTAAAATGCACATCTGATGCAATCATGTGGACTGATTGAGTTGCAATATTGATGTAGTACTGCAAATGCTGATATGGCGAGCTGAGGTGTTATTTCTGGTGGTTTAAACATCATGTTTTTGCTCGCCCTGGTCACTTCCACATTATCATCTTTGAACTTTATAGTATCCCCATTACATTTTATCGTAACTTCGTTCTTTTCTCTGTCAATTTCAAGTGTAGATTGTCCAACATGATTATCAACTCCTTCTCATTAATGTGCAAGTAATCCAACAAACAGCGGAAGAACTAATGCCATTAAGCATAATGGTTCTTTTGTATAACTGAGTGCCGCTATTACGGCAAATGATGTACTGGCCCATGCTACTGATTTCGCCATTGCTGTATTAAAATCCATTTAATCACTCCTCTCCCCAGTCAATTTTCTGCCCGCATTCAGAACAGTACTTGCTTATTTTTTTACCAATAACAGGTGTTCCGCATTTCGCACATTTTTGAGTGGAAAATATATTGTACGGAAAATCTGGAACATATTCTTCAGGTTTGCATGGAATCTGCTTTTCCAATGCTTTTGCTCCGGAATCACACGCCCATGCTTCCTTGAGATATTTTTTCTGCCATTCATCTTTGTTTTCAGAACTTTCAATGAAACATAAATGCTGGTCTCTCATATCGGATAATATGTCTTTTGCTTCTTCTGGTTTCATGTTAATCATCCTTATCGTACTCCTCAATACTGACAGTTTCCAGATCTTCGAAATCACAACCCATTGCGAATCCGTCAATTATTTTCTTCTTAACTCCAAATACCTCTATCATGTGAGAATTATTTTCCATGATTTTTATTACATCTGACTTTTTAACATATTCAGCCATTCTCCATCTCCTCCAGTTTCTTTACCGTTTTCCTGTAATCTCTGTTTGCAGACCGAAACATCATCAGAAGTATTTCAGATACAGGCCTCGCTCTGTTGGCTCGTTTGGCTTTCTTGGCACATATAAGTTCGTTTCCTTCTGGGACATATATTCCTACATGATACGGGATTTTCAAAGATACTGTTGCAGCTAATTCCCCTGGCATAACCAAATAATTGTAATCTCCAATGAAATTCAATCCATGGCCAGATTTGAAATCTTCAATAGATGACTTGATTTCATAGCAATAGCAATCACCTTTTTCTATCCCGGAAACACTATTGTTCACTGGAACAAATTTCATATAGTCCACTCTAACTGCATGGTTTGTAGAATAATCAAACGTCACCTCTTTTGCCCAGTAGATACGAGGATCGTTGTTCGGATTGATTTTCTTTTCAATCATGGTTGATAATTCTGCCGTAATCTCAGGCCTTGTCATTCTTCATCTCCTCCAGCTTCTTCGCGGCTTCTTCACGGGTGAGGAATACCACAACATTCAATTCTCCAAGCCATTCATCCTCGTTCGCCCATAAAAACCATCTGCCGTCTTTTCCGTATTCAATTCCGCTTACCACGTTTTTTCGAATACCCGTGCCATATATATCCCATACAGTTGTGCCGATAGAACACGGCAATCTCACAAGTAAGCCCTGTTCTTCTAAGTCTTCATAGGTGGCAAGTTTATCAGCCGCTTTATAATTTCCTTCGTCGCCACTATCCTGCTTTATTATTATGAGCCCGTCATACACTCTTTCAGTTAATCTCTCCATCTACTTTACCTCTCCAAACCAGTCCTGAAATCCTTTCATACAATCAGGACATAAATCCAGAACATTATGTGCGAAATATCTTCTCTGACTATCCAGATTTAATACCATGATCCCATTAGGATTTTTTCTATCGTTTTTAGAATTGTACTGCTCATACAGTTTTCCACATCTATCACATTTCTTTGCACATGCCATTAATCCATTCCTCCTGTAATCTCATCAATACAATCGTTCCATCCGATCTTATAGCTCGGTAGTTTGCCTCCCGCTTTGAAATACTCGCCGTTATAAAGCCCAGTTACTTTCATTTTCTCCGGTAATAGCTTCAATGGACACCATTCAGGTCTAATACTCAAATCTGTAATATCTCTATTGTTTACTCTACAGAACGGGTGAAGCACTCCACTGCGTAAAACGCATAAAGCACAATATTTTGGTGTATCTATCACTAATACTGATTTACTCATGATTCCTCCTCAAGACAACAATACACTATTGGATAGCCAGTATCACAATCACAATTGTTATAATCAATGTCTTCCAATGCTTTACTTTTTGCTATTTCCTCGGCTTTTTCTTTTGTATCAGCTTCAATATCGTCATAATCAATTGATAAGCTCATTCCGACACTTACATACCATTTGCTCATTCAACTCCACCACCTTTTACAATTTTGATTGCATAATCTATAGCTCTATTCCATTCCAAGTCTTCATCACTGGAAACATCACGATATCCGTTCTCAAGTGATTCCACAACCTTGTTTACATTAAAAACCGTAAATTGTTCATTAATACAATCAATAAACTCTTTCTGGTCGGAACTAATACTTGTGCCAATTCCCCAAATTTTGATGTATTTGATTAATTCGTCTGCATCAATCAGTCTGCTCATATTCTATTCTCCTAACTGTTTTAAAATTTCTTTTGCAATTTTATTACTTTCCTGCATGGAAACTCCCCATCCATTATATTTTCTGTGGCATTCATCACAGTTCCATTCATCACTATCACTTTCTTTGATTTCACTACTGAATCTGCAATTATCACAATACATGTGATCGATAATGCTATAAATGATTTTTGCAATATCGTCTTGTCTGCTATCAACATTTTCTACGTGTTTCTGCTTGGCTGAGTGTTCAAACGCTCTCAACTCATTTTTCCCGAGCCATTTAATCCATGCACCGCAATTGTCACAATACAATCCTGTGCTGTTTCCAGATTTCTTAACAAATAGCTCTTTACTATTGCATTTCGGGCAACTATATTCTGTCATTTTTTATCCTCCCACACTCCCAACAACCGCATTCTCTCATACAGTACAGCGACGGTCTTGCGTCTGTATCCGTAGAAGTCTTTCGGGTTCATTGGAATATATCTTTCTTTGCTGATTTTCCTGTAGCTTTTCCGGTGTAGGATATTCTCAATAACCATATCCGCTATCACCGTGTTCTTCGGGCAAGCTGACAAGGCGGCACCGGAAAGCAGGTATCCGTACTCTGCCGGGAAGTCTTTCAGCATCGCATTCAGCTTTTCAATGTCTTCTGCCGGAATACCGTAGTCTTTCAGCTTCTTATTCCTTGTCAGCATACCGTTCTCCTTTCTAATCGTCTGGGTGGCGCTTGTCGTACATGATCGCTACGCATACAAGACCGACCACTCCGACTATGATTCCAATGGTGAATCCTAATAAAAATGCAATCATGTTTCTTCCGCCTTAACATAATCTTCGCAATCTTCTGCATATTCGTAGCTATCCATCATATCACACCGGTTATCGCAACCGCCTTGCTTTTCACAGCAGATACAACATTGCGTTTCACCGTCTGGACACTCTAATTTGCAATATCCCATTTAGTCCTCCTTATATGGTTCTGGAAGTGGCATCCAGGCAATAACACAGTCTTCATCATCCCATTTTCCTTTTTCGATACCGCACATTCCCGTGAATGGTTCTTCCTGTCCGACAAGCTCTCCGTCTAAAGTAGTGATATATGTTCCGTCTTTCGGCAATCTCTCACTAACAGGAATCCAACCATTTTCTTTCTCGTCCTCTTCCAGGTCAGCCAGAAGCTGCTCAATCATATCTTGAATAACTTTGACATACACCCCGGCGTATTTGTAGCAGCCCGAATATTTATCCGCGTACTGCATTAATCTTTCTTTGATATGTATCATATTATTCCATCCTTTCTCAATGCCCGCTTCTTACCATGCAAAACAACAGTTCTGTCATGGATCTTTTTCTTGAACCATTGTGTCCACACTTCAAAATAACTGATAATCTCCATTTCTCCACATCTTCACCTAGTGGTGTTGGGCTTTCAAATTCTTCTGCAACATCTCTCTGATACGGAACTGCAACCATTACTCCCATGTTACCTATTTCCGCGTAACATTCCGGAAAATTCTCACGTATATGTTGGGCAAATTTTCCATTTTTTAAATCAGGTAAAATCTCTTTGTAGCACTCCATTGTTGTCACAAGGTAGTTTTTTTCACCAATAAAATTTAATCCATTTCCGCTGTAAATATCCTCTTTGCAACTTTTTATTTCATAACAGGTAAATATTCCTTTTTCGATTGCTGAAATAGAGCACTGATTTTCCGGAATAAATTGCATGTAATCTACTCTTCTTGGCTTTCCTGCTGCGTAGCCATAATCAAGGCTTACTTCTCTAGCCCAGTATTTACCTGGGCCAGAAAAACGGCTTTTTTCCAACAATCTGCTAAGAAATTTTGTTGTTTCAGATCTTTTCATACTTCCACCTCACTGTCCGCTGGCATCTGATAATCAATATGTCCATTTACATAGGCTTCCTGAATCATATCCAGTACTTTCATGGCTTTTGCTTTGGTGGAATAATGACCCAATGAAATATACTCATCTTCTCCCGGATTCATCTGGCTCCAGCAAATGATTTCTTTGCCGCTGATATTATTGATGTTTATAACAATATTCTTAAACTTTACCAGAGACATCTTATTCTGACTTCTGATTAACATTTTGCGTCCTCCTAATATCTGACAATCTCAATATTATTATCACTGTAAAATCTGTATGAATCCTCTCTGATTTTATTAACTTCACGCATGATAATTTCTTTTGTTTTACTGACAGCTTCGTTAAAATCCTCTGTTCCAAGATCGTGGGCTAAAATATCAAATGCACTACAGTTAAGAAACAGTGCATCTCCGAAACCAACGTATTTGTGGATAACGATTCCTAAAGAATTATATTTCAAGGTGAAAATACTTCCAGTTTTAGGTTCTTCGTTATAGTTTGCATTACTTTTGAATTCCATTTCCATCCTCACTTTCCCCATGTAAGCAACTGGCACGCTATTAATTTAGATTTACGTTCATTTTTCTTGCCATGGCTTCTATAACTGTCACTGTTACGCCGTTTCCTGCCTGTTTGTATAACTGGCTGTCGGAATTTACGAACTGCGCTTTTTCAAAATAATCATCGGACCAACCTTGCAGCAGAAAACATTCTTTCGGTGTCAGCTTTCTGATTGCTATGTAACACTGATATTTTTCATACCAGACTGCATATACAATTAACTCATCAGAAACTTTCACAAATATGCCTTGATTGCAGCTTGTATCTAGCGTATTGGCAACTTCTTTTCCGTATTCTGTGCGAACGTTACGCAATACTCCGAGCGGATCAATTGCAACCCCGTGTCTATCCTGAGATGTTAATGTGAACATTGGCTCGCCATCTTCTTTGAATCTCCGTCCATTCTGACGTTTTTCTACACGATCTGGAGTGAGAACTGGAATTGCAATCTTATTCCCCTCGCCTTTGTTTGTTGTTAAAGTTGGATTTAATCCGTTAGAATCATACACGTTCCCATTCATTCCTTTCCCTGACGGATTCACATTACATACAACTCCAACACTTCTAGGTTCTTTGTAATCTCTACTTGTTAGCGTAGGACAGATATTTTCATATACTCTTACTTTTCCATCTTGACCAATATAACTTGTATTAAATAATATGGATACTTTGGGTTCTGTGTTTCCTCCCGGCTTCGTACTGATTGTTGGTGCCAACCCATCGTCACTATAAACTCTGTCTCGCTGTGAATTTCTACCATTAAGACAACCAAAAAGATTTAACGAAACACTATTTTTTCCGTCTGCTCCTTCGACAGGAAATACTTCTGCGGAGCTTCTACCTCTAAGATGTCCGATAATAAAACATCTTTCCCGGTTCTGTGGCACTCCGAAATCTTTGGAGTTGAGCACCTGCCATTCTGCATCATACCCCCCCTGCTCCATTTCAATGAGCAATCGGGCGAAATCCCATCCTCCATTAACACTAAGCAGATTTTTAACGTTCTCAATGAAAAGGTAAGCGGGTTTATCTTCTTCTTTGAGTTGTCCGATAAGGTACATAACTCTGAAAAACAGGCTTGAGCGGTTTCCTTGAAATCCGGCTTGCTTTCCTGCAACGGATATGTCTTGGCAAGGGAATCCGAAGCACCAGCAGTCGGCTTTTGGAATGTCTCCGGCATACACTCTTCTAATGTCATTTGCGTACCATTCTCCATTTCTGTATTCCTCCTTTAATATTTCTTTCTGTCTTTTCTTGATAGGAATATCTTTCAATGCCTTTCGCTGCTCATCTGTCAGTAAGTGCATTGAGATGTAACTCGCAGTAGCAAATTTATCAAATTCGCAAAAACCAACGCATTCATGCCCCGCTAATTCCATTCCCCTGCGAAATCCTCCGATTCCTGCGAAAAAATCTATAAACTTCATTTTAAACTCCCATCTTCTTAACCAGATTCTTATTCATCTCATCGAATCTTACATCTGTGTTCTCTTCGATGTCCTATATCATGCTCAGAACGCTCGCAAGGAACTGTCTCTGTTCTCCTGCTGCTTTTTTCTTTCGAATACCTTCCTCTGGCATTTGTAACTCTACACAGGTCTTGATGATCCGGTCTCTGGTCCTGGTGTCCACATTCAGATTATCGGTGCTCATGTTGGAAGTGTAAATTGTAATGTTTCCGTCCTCCATACGCTTGTTGATCAGACGGAACATTTCCTGTCGCTGCCATTCCTTGTCTGCCTGTGCGCCGATATCATCCAGAACAAGAAGTTTGCAATCCCGGTATACCTGACTGGGATCCTCTTCTCCGCGATCACGCTTGTAGCTGTCACCAACAGCGCTTATGTAGTCAGGTGCAGTCACGAAACGCATTTGCAGATCGTATTTCATCATCACCGATTTCGCCATACAGCACGCCAAGAAGGTTTTTCCACTTCCCGGTGTCTTACTCCACAGATACAGTCCCTTTCCTGCCATTTCCCACTTCTGGAAATGGTTCAGAAAGGTGGTACACAAGTCTCTCAGTTTGCTCATGTCTCTCTGGTAAATATCAAAATCGAACTTGCCAAGATCTGCCTCATGGTACTCTTTTGGTACTCCGGTACGGTCCTGTGCTCTATAACCACCTTTGCACTTTGGACATCTGCGAGCATATTGAATTTCTTCTGGAAGTCCGTAATCATAGACCGTGGCATAATATGTCTCCCATCCAGTCCCATGGCACACAGGACACTCACCATAATCTGACTGAGTTAGTTGGTTCTGGTTCATCTTTTATCGCCTCTTTTCTCGCATCATAGTTTCCGTCAAGGACCTTTGCCATGTTGGAATCACTGACCAACCAGTCAAATGTTGCTGACCAGTTGCGTTTATTTTTTCCCTTCAGGAAGTCGGAAGCCTCTGCCTTTTCAAACAAAGTCTGGAAGTCATCAAGAGTGTAACCTGTCTTCATTCTGGCATTTATAGCCTTCTTCCTTGCCTCAGACATCTTTACCAGGCGGGGATACGACCCACAAACGGAATTGTACAATTCACGAATCGTGGCATAGATGCTGTTTTCAGGAGTTCCACTCTCATAATCTCCTTTAGGAGATTTATTATATTCTTCCTTTCTTTCCTTCTTCCCTTCTTCTATTGTTGTCACTTGACTGTCACTTGCTTGTCGATTGACTGTCACTTGTGTGTCGCCTGACTGATACCTGTCGTAGTTTTTTACCGTAATTACGCTGAATTTAACGTGTCGGTTGCTTGTCACTTCCCCCGTATTTTCCAGATGCTTTAGTGCAGTTCTTACATTCCTTACTGTAAGCCCTGTTTCTGCTGCAAGATTCTGCAAAGAAGTCACAAATGATCCTCTTGGTACTTCTACTCCCTGAAACCTTCCGTCTTTCCAGTTTGCTTTTAACAGGATGTGCAGGAACAGCACCTTGGTATTTGCATCTGTATACCATTCCCACTCAAGGATTTTCCTGCTGATCTTTACATAATCCATAACCAGCCTCCCATTCCCTGTATATCTTTATCCAGTCCTCCAATGGCATCGTAACAAGCCACTCAAAATGATTCTTCCGATGAAATACTGCTGGAAGTTCATCCGATTTTCTGTCTCTTTTTGCCTGATCTATAGCATCGTATATATTCAGCTTTTCCCTTCTCTTTACCTCTATATGTATACCAGGAAGACCGACCACATCTGCATCGCCATTAGCTCCGCTATACTGTTGACCTCTCCTTGCCTTGTACCCATATCCACGAAGGATACCGGCTACTTCTCTTTCACCGTCAGCACCTTTGTTTCTGCTGTTCATATTTCTCCTTTCCCTCCCAGGGAGCTATACAGGTCACACCCTGGGAGATGATCATGTGATATATCTATAGGATTTTAGTTGCACCCGTATTTCTTATACACGAGTTCTTTAGGATCCCATCCGGGATGCATTCGGCTCATGTATTTTTCGATATATGCCAGCATATCTGGCCGTAAACCTTTTGCTCCATTATCTAGAAGCTGATGGTGGTATCTACATCCGGTAACTCCATTCTGTTCGATTCCAAGTCCACCCTGTGATCGGTTGACAATATGCATAATATCAAGCTGCTTATATTGGAAATCGGATGAAGAATGCATATAAAAACCAATCTGGCAAAATATGCAGCCGTGATCTCTATCGAGAATTCTTTTGCGCGTTTTTACATCAAACTGTAACGCTTTTGTTCTTTTGTTCATTTACATCACCTATCCCATACTGCTCAAAAAGCTTTCGTTTCTCAAATGGTGTCATAATCTCGTCGCCTGGTATTCCAGAATCCTTGCAGTCTTGAATTAATCCGCTGATCAATCGCGCCATCTCCTCTGTGTCATATGTACTGGATCCTCTAAGAAGAACATACACTCTTTTGATTCCCCCATGCTTTGTGACCACTGTCTTTGGAAGCGGCTTAAGATGATATTCCACCTTGTCCAAAACATCCCTTTCCGTTTCTTCTGTATCAGGAAGATAAACCGCAACCAGATTTCCGTCCACACGTTCTATCTGACCATAACGACGCAGCATATAGTTGTGAGCCTCGTTATTCGTCCAGCCATGAACTTTAGCAATTTTGGTAAGCAATACCCAGTAATACGCATTCGCATCTAAGGAACGCTTATCCCTGTGCTGCTTAAGACGTATATCCAGTTTTTCATGCTTGATGAGTCCCATTACTTCCTGAGCGTTTTCATTCAGTTCCACCTGTAAGTTCCACTTTCCGGTCGCGAGATCTTTCCCCAGTGATTTGATTTTTCCTGTAAATTCCATTTACGCACCGCAATTTTGCTTGAAGTAATTCAAATTTTTAGGATCTGTTATCGCTTTGATATTTCCAATAGTCAACTGGCTAATAGATGTCAGCTTATATGCTTCAAGAATCTTCTTTTCATTCAGACCGTTCTTGTTCAAGTATGATCTGAGTCCAGATATATCAGTACTTGACATTTCGGAAGAACTGTCGTCTGTCTGGTCGTACTTGGTATGGCTTTCTTTCCAGTAGACATTTGCCCCAATGCCAAGATTCTTGCATGCCACTGACAATGCATCCGTGGTTGCCATTTTGTAACACTCATCAGATACATAGACTCCGTTCCGTTCTTTTGTAGCCAACTTACTGCCGCCGGTTCCGGGAATTGCTTGTGACCATTCATCCTTGTATTTGACGTACAGTTCAATTGCCACGAAAACACATATCTCATCACCAACAGTATCCATCCATTTCTCAACCGTTTTGTAATACCAGCCAAGGCCGCAGGGACCGAACTGCTCCGTCAAACACTTGACGCGCCACATCGGGTTAATGTCTGTAAAACCTTTCAGTCGTCCTGCCGTAATAGCTCTTTGGGCATCTTTAGGAACTTCCCGAACCTTGTTATATAACTCAAGATTTTCCATAAGTCTCTCCTACTTGATCTGGATATTCTGCGAAGTTATCAGGGTGATTCCCGGAAATTTTTCTCCGGCTTTCAGTGCCGCCTTCAGTCCGACCTTGTCCGGTTTAGGCTCTGAATACTTAAGATATTCTTCTGGGACAGCTGCACCTTCCGCAATATCCACGGAGCTACCACTTCTAAAAGAAATTGCTACTCTTGCAGACTTAAACTTTTCGCCATCCAGATATCGGGAAAGATACTCTTTCAGTGATGTCGCTTTGCTTTCTGCGACTTTCTGCCTCTTGGCAAGATTTTCTTTTTCAGATTTCAGTGCTTCTGCATCTGACAAAAGATTCTTGATCCAGCAACCAATGTTCTCAATTTTCTGATCTCTTTCCATCTGTAGAGATTCAAGCTTTTTAATGTCTACGATTTCCCCTGTTTCCATATCTACGCAATTAAGGATTTCATTTTCGATTTCGTACAGATTCATTCTTATTTTCCTCTCTTTCTACTAATCTATAATTGCTTGCTTGTCTTTTTATTGGCCCGGAATGTCTATGCGTAATGATTTCCAGGTATTCATCCTTTATATCTCCGTTGCCAGTGAGATTCATAACGGACACCTCCCATTGATAAGCAGTTCCAGAAGACATTTCTTTGCATTTTCGTAATTCTGAGATTCGGACTCAAAGTCGTAAAACTGGCACAATGAAAAATGTTTTACGATCTCCCCTGCATCATTAAATACATAAATATAAACTCTGGATATGTCGTCACACGCCGTATAGTCAAAATTCACATGCGCCGTTGTTTCACTTGAAACTCTCAGGCACAATTCAAATAATTCCTTGATTTTCTCCTCGTTCATTTTTTCTCCTTTTCATAAATTTCCTATCAGAATCAGGCTCATAACCACTGCCGCCATGATTCTGTCAAGTACTCCTGACCACTCCCAACACGGTAGGAACGTCACCAGAATTCCTATAGTGATCGCCATAAGTATTTCCCTTACGCGAACCTTATTCATTTTTCAATTCCTCCAAGAATCCACACAAGATTACTCGCTACCAGTGCGGCGACTGTTACAATCCATGCCGTGAACCATTTTCTTGATCTCTTCTTACTTTCTTCGACAATTTCAGTCGCAAGTGCTACTTCGATGTCAGCCCATGTTGGCTGGTTTTCGTTTCTAATTTCGCTCATATCTAGCTAATTTCTCCTTATTTTTTCTTATTTGTCTTTACAATTAGCAGATAGAGAACTATAATGTATCTATCCACTAAGGTATTTTAGTGGGTTCAAAGCTCCGGGGTGGAGGCTTCAGCTCCCTCCGGGGCACTCACTTATTAAGAGCAGCCTTGCCTTTCCAGACATGACCAGTTACTTCATAGACTTTCCTAGGGCTTATGATGTATGTGATTCGGCCACCGGAAAGGCTTTTTGCTGGCTTGTTATTCTGGATAGCAGTCCCGATCGGCAGCCATCCGTATACAATTCCTGCTCGGATTGATGTTGCAGGGAGTCCGATCAACTGACTTGCATCAGATACGCTCATACTCTCTGATGAGAACTCTGGCATTTGTGGAATGCCTGATATAATTCTTGCGACTTCTGCGGCGAACTGATGAACTTCTGCATTTTCTTTGATGTAAGTATCAACTTCGCTCATTTTATGCTCCTTTCATATTTGTTTTTATGAACTTTTTTTACCTTTGATTTCTTCTTTCTCTTTTGAGTTTTGAATGGAGATTTCTTTCCGGTAAAATGTGTAAAATTATTTGCTCCCATTTTTCTCCTCAAATAATGTTCGATCACCTAGATTCATTCGGAATGCTGGAATATGAGCACCTGACTGAGCATCACGAGCCACCTGTTTTAAAAGTGATTCAGGGCGGACGTTCGGACGCTGAGAAGAAATAATTTGTTGCTGGTCTTGAAGTTGCGATTCAAGACTGGCAGCTCTTCTTTCCAATGAACGAATCCTTTTTTCAAGTGATCTACTCATATATTTACTCCTTTCTTGTGGTATACTCCCAGTAGATGGGAGGTGTTCATTTGATAACAAGATATCAATATAAAATATTGAAAAAAGCTTTAAGAAATTGTGGATTTACTCCTGGTAATCAGCGTGAAGTAGATGCTTGCAAATACCTTTTCAACAAAAAATGCAGATCGGAAG